ACTTCTCAAAGACTTAGGGGTCGTGCAGAGGTAGATGTTCGTTATACTGGTATTATCTTAGATGACTTTGAATCAGAATTAAATACCAAAACACCAGAGCGTAGAGCGGATATCAAGAAATGGATCGTATCTACAGTATATCCAGCACTGGAAGAAACACCCGGTAGAGAAGGTTGGATATGGTTATCTGGTACAATAGTTCACTTTGATAGTTTCTTACAAACTGTATTAGATGGTAGCAACAAAGCAAAAGAAGAAGGCAGGGAGTATCCTTGGAACGTAACATTCAAAAGGGCAATAGAAGATGGTGAGTCTATTTGGAAAGAACAATTCTCTTTAAAAAAGTTAAAAGCAAAGAAAAGAGAGTTCATTGAAGCGGGTTTGGTAAACAAGTTTGCACAGGAGTACATGAATGATGCGAGGGATATATCCAATGCTGCATTTAAAATAGATCGAATACAGTACTTTGACGGTAAGATAGAATGTCGTAATCGCTTTAACTACCTGATTGATGGTGAAGATGCTATACCAGTCAATATTTATATGGGAGTTGACTTAGCAGCGACAGCTTCAGAGACATCAGATTATCAAGTTATATTGGTTATGGCAATAGATTCTAACAATAATCGTTATGTCTTAGAATACTTTAGAGAGAGGATACCTACATTTGATGTGCCACAAGAGATTATTAAACTAGCAAACAAGTATAACCCTGTAAGGAGAGTAACCATAGAGACAGTAGCTGCACAGGAAATGGTTAGAGACATGGTAACAAGAATGTCTGCTAGTGAAAAAAGATTGATGCCCGGAATCTTCAAAGGGGTTAAACCACCCGCTAGGATAAAAAAGCAAGATAGGCTTGAAACAAGCTTGGGAGTTATTGTCAATTCTAAAAAACTT